CATTAATAGAATTACCGTCTGCAAATTCTAAGGTGCCTCCAGATTCTATTGTTACTGTTCCCATATTTACTGTAGTCACATTATCTAAATTAAGTCCACCTGTAGTTCCTCTAATGTAACAATTACCAAGAAGTTTAAAATTTCCTGAGCCATTACTTGAAAATACATTAGTATTTTCTCCTATATCTATGTTGTTTAAAACTGTTAAATGTTTACCAGCACCGCCTACCCAGAAACGATATTGTTCAGTTCCTGAAGCTCTAACTCGCTCAGTAGATATATTGTAAAATTCAGTTTCAGTAGCAGATGAAGCACCATCCATTGCATACCACGTTCCTGAACTTGTATCTGCTTTAAAATGTACTGTCCCATTATTGTGTGTAAAAGTCCCATTGTTATCAAACATATAATTAGAACTGTTCTTATTAGTAAGAGTAGTAGTTCCGCTTGTTGCCAGATATTTTCCTGCTATTACAATACTTCCAAAAGTGTTAGAACCGCTTGCTGCTTCTGTACCTACTTGACCGTTAGCTGCAATATCTACATCTCCTGTAACTACTAATGAATTAGAACTGTTGTTTCTGTAAAATCTACCTTTTGTGACTGTAAGGTCACCAGCTATTGTAACTTCTGTTCCTGAATTAGGTCTCCAAGGTACATTGCCATTAGGTGCACTTACTCCTGTGTTAATTGTAAGATGATGATAATTATTACTTTTAATGTGAGTAGCACCACCATCAGGAGTAGTTCCGTTGCCTATCTGTAAAGTCCCACCTTGAGGTGTGTATGTTCCTGCATTATTAAACGCATAACTACTTGCTGCCGTGTTGAACACAATAGTTGTTCCGCTTGTTCCTTCGTAAGTTCCATCGCTACCTATTGTTATACTTCTAGCAGTTACAGGTTGACTGCTTATATTGCTAGAACTTCCCATTTCTAAAACTGCTATGTCACTTGCGTCATCAATAACTATATCTTGACCAACATCAAGTTCGTGGTTTAGTCCCATTACCAATTTACCTCTAGTAATTGTTAAATCATTGTCAACTCTTATTTTATTTCCGTTGTCTGGTGATATTTGTCTTGTATCTCCATTCATATGTATAATTAAATTATGAAACGCATTGTTAGCGTGACTTTCACTTCTCATTGACATTCGGGAATCAAAACCATTGAACTGAAACTTTACAGTTCCGTTAGCATTATCAAAAGTATCTCCACCATATTCTACTCTCCAAGCTTTGTTTGCACTATTGTTATATCCATTTACTTTTACTTGACCAGTTGTCATAGTAGCTTTAGCATTAGCACTCTGAGCCATAAATAAACTACCAAACGTGTGAGTTCCTGTACCGCCTACAAACGTTCCGCCTATTTCTATATTTACAGCATAATCTGCCTGTTGTCTAAGTGCACCTAAACTCATTGTTGCATCACCGCAAGTTAACGTTGCTTGGTCTGCTGCACCACTTGTTGGCCCTATCGTTGTAGTTCCTGTTACTGTAAAGCTTCCTGCACTATTACTACAATTTAAAGTGCCTAGAGTTATATTTAGATTACCTGTTAATGTAGTATTACCAGAATAAAATACATTTGCACTTGCATGATTAAGTCTTAAATGATGAACGTTTCCAGATGATGGAACTATATTTATTGTAGTTGTAGCTTGTGTTTCAATTTGTAATTGTAATTTTCCACCACCAGATTCTACAATCGCACCATTTATATTTGCAGCAAAACCTGAACTATTTTCACCATCTATTGTTATTTTGTGTGTTCCGCCACTTACTGTAAGAGTTCCGCCAGATTCAACTTCTAAAGAATTAGCATTTTCGTCTTGTACTAACGTTACGTCATGTCCATTAGCAATAACAACATCATCGCTAGATCCAGGTCTAGCTCCACTATCCCAAGTACTTCCTGTATTGTAATTACCAGAACCGACAGAGGTTACTGTACCCATTCACTAAACTTGCTCCGCATAGACAATAACTGTTAGATCAGCGCCATTGCCTGTTGCCCTTACACATAGATGTCTTACTGGTGTTGTTGATATTGCCTTAAGTGCGTTACTACTTGTACCTACACTTATGTCATCTCCAACTTGTGTCCAGTCAGATCCACCCTCGGAACCTGGAGTATCTTTCAATGATCCATAAACCTTAGCCGTTCCAGCTACAGATCCATCACTGTTAAAGATCTGAATTGCATATCTGTTAAACAAAGCACAGTCGAACTTATCTAAAACTGTAGTTTCGGATCCTCCGACTGCCGTCTCTGTGTTTTCAAACTTTGCTGCGTTGCGTGTCTGATCTAGTCTTAGTGTTGTTCGTACTACAGTTGATGCCATTAGTCTGCCCTCTTAGGCTTCTTAAGTCCCTTGGGCTTTTTAGGCTTTACTTCTTTTTTGGCTTTGGGCTTTCTAGCAGCTTTGCTCCCAGATTTAGGCTTTCTGCTCCCAGTCTTAAGCCCCCCGCCAACGTCTGCTTTGCTGACGGGATCCTTAATCTGTAAGATTCCAACCCTTTTGCGAGCTTTGATTTCAGCAATGAGTTTCTCATCTCTGACTTCAACTTCTTGACCTGGATAGAATTTGACATTCTGCCCAGTGCCAATCCTCCTAATAAGAGGCTTAGCCCCATGATTGATGATCTTGACCATATTCTAAGACCTCCAATCACTTTAAGCGTTCAAATCTCTTACACTACCGCTGGTGTTCCACCTGTAAGTAATCAATTCCATTGCAGTAATTAATGCATATTGTTTGGTTAATGATTGTGTTACAGCTAGGTTATCATTAGCTACATAGGTTGTTGGTGCTGCAACTCTTAAAGCGAATTGTGGCAAGTCCAACAAGTGTATTCTGGATGTAGTATCTTTTGTTACGTGTTGTGAAACAAAAATTGGTATACCATTGTAAGATCCAACTCTGCTGTCGTAGTTTAGACCAGCTTGTCCGAGAACTCCATTCTGTGAAGCAGCTCCTTCTTGAGCTGCATCGTAACGTAGGATAGTAGCTGCGCCACCATCTCCACCTTTGGTTAACAGTTGTTGAATGTTCATGTATGTGTCGTGACCTGTTAATAGAATTAAATCTGCGTAGTTTGCTCCATTGGTCATTACACCTTCAATCATGTCATCTAACATTGCTGTTGTAAGTGCCCTGTCAGATCCATCATTGTGATCTGTGTGACCTGCGTCCATCCAAGCTGCTTCTGTTTGCTTGGTTAGGTTATACATGTCTCCATCAGTTCTTGTAGATAGTGGACCGCCACTTGGATTACAGTAAGCATCTGTGGTTGTTACACGATCAAGAGATTCTAAATTAGCTGCTGTAACTGTGTCTGCATCTGCTAATAACATCTGATCCATACCGAAAACGTGGGCATCTCCCATTTCTTTTCTCATAAATGCAGCTAGTCCTTTTAGACCATCATCTGCGTCAGATAGTAATTCTGCTTTGGTTGAGATTTCGTAAGGTGTTACGATTTCTTTTAGAGTTGCTTCAACTTCTTTTAGAGTTGGTGCAGTTGTGTCTCCGAAAGCTCCGCCTTCTGCGGTTCCTGCTGCAAAGTCTGCGTTACCACCGTCATCTACTGGACGGGTTGTCATTACTCTCCAACCAGATTGTGTCCAAGGTTCTTTCTTCAATAGCTTTGCTACTTCAGACTTGGTGTTTAGCTGGTTGTAAACCTTTGCTCCGTATACAACATTGAAAGCGTTTGCTTGGTTGGCAACTGTGAAATCATTGTCGCCCTTCTCTATGCCGTATCTTTTTGCTATGCCTAGTGTTCCGCCATAGTAGGCGTTTATGTATTCTTCCATTTCCATGTTTAGTTACCTCTCTCTAATCTTTCTAATTCATCCCATGACTTGTTTACAAGATCATTGAAATCATATTTTGCTTTAGGAGTCTCAATTTCTTTTGGTGCAGGAGTTGCCTTGCTACCTGAATATACGTTAAATCCGTATTTCTTTAATGTTTCTAAAGATTTTTCTAAGGAATCTTCTTTTGCTTTAGGCTTCTTATCGTGCATGCCTTTTTCATCTTCTTCTTCCTCTTCCTCATCTTCATCTTCTTCATGTTCGGCTTTTTCGTGGTCCATCTTTTCATCATCATGGTCCATCTTTTCATCATCCATCATTTTCTTATCTTCTGCCATTTCTGCTAGATAAGCCATGACTTCTTTGAGCTTGCCGAGAGTTTGTTCTAGATCCTTGGTAAGTTCATCTTCCTTATTTAGATCTTCTTCTCTAACTGGTTCTTCTAACGCCTCGACTGCTTCAGGAGCCTCTTTAATTTCTTCAACTGGCTCAGATGCTTCCGATTCAAGCGTTCCACATGTGCAACTTGACATGACCTCTATTTGGAACGGATTATAT